CAGGAAAATGACTAACACATTAACAATTGATCAGTTACAAGAGTTATTACAAATACAAAAGGAGTTCGACGATAGAATACCGACGCTAAACTTAGGAGATAGCAAAATTGCATATGTAGTTGAATTCTTTGAATGGTTTAATACATTGGAAACGTTTAAGAACTGGAAGAAGAAACCAGGTAAGCCGTTAGATGATCAGTTAGATGAGTTGGCGGATATGTTGGCGTTTGGTTTGAGTATTGCGAATCAAGTAGGAGTGTCATCAGAAGAGATAAAAGAAGCGATTGAATCAAGTTTTAAAGATACAGAATTTCACAAAATGTTTAATTTTAAAGATAAAGAATTTGCTCAAGGCGCAGTTGTTAGTACACCACAGATAATATTCAAAGAATTTTATCCCGACCAATTGGCAATTGTGATAGCGATAGACATAGCTTACAACTTATATACTATCGACCAACTCATTGACGCATACAAAAAGAAAATGAAAAGGAACCACGAAAGACAAGATGGAACAGCAGACGCAGGAAAAGGATACGTGTAAAGACATCTTATATCGAGTCAAGGAGGTTTTGGGGAAGTGACACAATACTTAGTCACGACATTCAAAGATTCAACAGGACGCAAGCATACACACATAACTCGAGCTAAGAGCAATCAAAGGTTTATAGTTGTTGAGGCAGAGAGTAAAGAAGAAGCGAAAGAGAAGTACGAGGCGCAAGTTAAAAGAGATGCAGTTATTAAATTAGGTCAGTATAGTATTTGTTTTGGACAATTTTAGAAATGATGATGACTATTTAACGATAGAAAAAGATTATGGCAGAGAACTTGTATTGAACAAAGGTTATATAGTTGGGATCAATGTTGAGGAGGCAGATGATGATTAACATACCTAAAATGAAATTCCCGAAAAAGTACACTGAAATAATCAAAAAATATAAAAATAAAACACCTGAAGAAAAAGCTAAGATTGAAGATGATTTCATTAAAGAAATTAATGATAAAGACAGTGAATTTTACAGTCCTATGATGGCTAATATGAATGAACATGAATTAAGGGCTATGTTAAGAATGATGCCTAGTTTAATTGATACTGGAGATGGCAATGATGATTAAAAAAATATTAAGACTAATATTCTTACTAGCAATGTATGAGCTAGGTAAGTATGTAACGGAGCAAGTATATATTATGATGACGGCTAATGATGATGTAGAGGAGCCGAGTGACTTCGCAAAGTTTAGTGATCAGTCTGATTTGATGAGGGCGGAGGTGTCAGAGTAGATGATGTGGGAAATAGTTGCTATCGGTATCCTTATATTAATTACATTACTTTATGTAATATATACAGACAAAATTGAAGTGAGGGAGAAGATTGATGAATTAAAGCATGACATAAAAAGGAATGAAAAATTATTTGAAAATTATAAGAAAGAAAACAGACCAATCGAATATATTGTTGAGTTATATGATGGTGTGTATTTACAAGAAGAATATACAGGAGCATTTTCGAAAATGATAACACTTACTACAACTAGCAATGTTTTTGAAGCTAAATCATATGACAATTTATTTTTAGCTAAAATAGATGCTGAATTTCTGAGTGGTCGTGTATTAAAATATAAGCCGAATTTAGAGGTGATTGAATAGATGATGTGGTTCATCATAGCAATTATATTACTAGTCATCTTATTGTTTGGTGTAATGTTGCAAGCTGAACAGTTAAAAGGCGATGTGAAAGTTAAAGAGCGAGAGATAGAGATATTAAGAAGTAGATTGAGACACTTTGAAGATTAAACATATTTGTACGGAGGGTATTCATGACTAAAAAGAAATACGGATTAAAATTATCAACAGTTCGAAAGTTAGAAGATGAGTTGTGTGATTATCCTAATTATCATAAGCAACTCGAAGATTTAAGAAGTGAAATAATGACACCGTGGATTCCAACAGATACAAATATAGGCGGGGAGTTTGTACCGTCTAATACATCGAAAACAGAAATGGCAGTAACTAATTATCTTTGTAGTATACGAAGAGGTAAAATTCTTGAGTTTAAGAGTGCGATTGAACGTATAATTAACACATCAAGTAGGAAAGAACGGGAATTCATTCAAGAGTATTATTTTAATAAAAAGACTTTAATTGTGGTTTGTTATGACATACACATCTCTGAAAGTACAGCGCATAGAATCAAGAAGAAAATAGTCTCTAAACTAGCCGAAGAATTAGGGGGAATACTAAAATTGACAGTAAAATGACAGTTTTTGACACCTAAAACGAGATATTATGATATTGTAAGAATTATCTTAAGACGTGGGGTAATAGCCACATTAGATGTTCTCATCGATGTGATTGAGAAGTGACAAACATATAAAAGTTGATATGTTACGCTATTAATCACTTACTACCTGCCTATATGGTAGGTAGTTTAATTCTTGCATTTTGAGTCATAACTATTTTCCTCCTTTCACATTTATTGAACGTAGCTCCTGCACAAGATGTAGGAGCATTTTTATATTTAAATAACTAGAGTAATTAACGTAAAGGCGTGTGATACAGTGAAAACAATTGATTAAATTAACACCGAAGCAAGAAAAATTTGTGCTAGGACTCATAGAGGGCAAGAGCCAACGCAAAGCTTATATTGACGCAGGCTATTCGACTAAAGGCAAAAGTGATAATTATATAGATAGCCGAGCTTTTGAGTTGAGTAAGAATAGTGCGGTTTTAGATAGGTATGAAGAATTGCGTCAAGAAGCAGCTGAACAATCAAAATGGACACGCCAAAAGGCTTTTGAAGAATATGAGTGGTTAAAGAATGTAGCTAAGAATGACATTGAAATAGAGGGAGTAAAGAAAGCGACAGCTGATGCATTCCTCGCTAGTTTGGACGGCATGAATAGAATGACGTTAGGAAATGAAGTTCTGACTAACAAAAAGATTGAAACTGAAATCAAGATGCTTGAGAAAAAAATTGACCAAATGGATAAATCAGAAAATAATTCACAAGAAGCAGAAGTTGCTAAAGCACTTATTAAGTTAGCGGGTGTTAATAATGATTAATGAAATGTTAAACCCGAAACAACAAGAAGTCTGGAACTGCTTTATAAACGATAAACCCAAAGTATTAATAGCGAGTGGTGCAAAAAGGGCAGGTAAAACATATGTGTTCATCCTGCTTTTTTTAATGCATATAGCTACTTATAAAGACAAGGGGCTTAACTTCATTATTGGAGGAGCAACACAAGCATCTATAAGACGTAACATACTAGATGATATGGAGTTAATACTAGGTAGAGAGTTAACACTCGACAAATCTAACGCAGTCAAAATATTCGGTAATAAAGTGTATGTATTCGACGGACAAAACTCGGATGCATGGAAAAAAGCGCGTGGTTTTACTTCAGCAGGTGCTTTTTTAAATGAGGGAACAGCATTACACAATATGTTTATTAAAGAAGTGTTCTCACGTTGTAGTTACAAAGGCGCGAGAATATTAATTGATACAAACCCCGAAAACCCAATGCATCCAGTTAAAAAAGATTACATTGATAAGAGTGGTCAACGATTATCGAATGGAAGACTAAATATCAAAGCATTTCAATTTACTTTGTTCGACAATACATTTTTAGATGAAGAATATATTGAATCGATTATAGCGAGTACACCAACAGGAATGTTCACAGATCGTGACATTTATGGTAAGTGGGTTTCTGCTGAGGGTGTTGTATATAAAGATTTCAAAGAAAAAGTTCATTACATCACAGAAGAAGAATTTAAAACTAAACAAATAAAAAGGAAATATGCAGGCGTCGACTGGGGATATGAGCATTATGGTTCTATTATGGTTGTAGCGGAAGACTTCGACGGAAACAAGTACGTTATTGAAGAACACGCACACAGACATAAAGAAATAGATGACTGGGTAGCTATTGCAAAAGGAGTTATAAAAAGGCATGGCGATATTCTTTTTTATTGTGATACAGCTAGACCTGAACATATTGAACGATTTAGAAGAGAGAAGATAAAAGCAAGATATGCTGACAAAGCTGTTATTGCTGGCATTGAAGTTATTTCTAGGTTATTCAAGTTAAATAAAATATTCATTATCAAAGAAAAAGTTAGTTTGTTTAAAGAAGAAATATACAACTACGTTTGGAAAGATAATGCAGACGAACCAGTTAAATTAAACGATGACACATTAGATGCGTTAAGATATGCAGTTTATACAGCTAATAAGCCAAGTGGCACAGGCTTTAATTAAAGGAGGTAATATTTTGTACCCTAGCCAACCAACACAAACAGAAATATTTGATGCTATTGTGAGGACTAACAATAAGCCAGAAACACTGGAAGAAATGATTGTCAGATATATAAAACAACATTTGGAGAAGTTACCTGAAATCTCAATCGGTCAAGAATATTATGAGCAACGTCCTGATATTGTTAAGGAACCTAAGCCAGTTGATGCTACAGGAGCAGTTGACCCATTGAAACCAGATGACAGAATGATTACCAACTTCCATGCTAACCTAGTAGATCAAAAAGTTTCTTATATTGTAGGTAAGCCTATCGCTTTTAAACATACAGATGATGAAGTAGTTAAACGTATTGATGAAGTTTTGGGCAATAGATTCGATGATAAGTTACACAGTGTACTAACAGGAGCCAGCAATAAAGGTATTGAATGGTTGCATCCTTACCTTGATGAAGAGGGAGAATTTAAGTTATTTAGAGTACCAGCAGAACAAGGTATTCCTATATGGACTGATAAAGAGCACGAAGAATTAGAGGCGTTTATCAGGATGTATAAATTGGAAAATGAAACTAAAGTTGAATACTGGGACAAAGTAACGGTTAATTACTACGTTTATGAAAATGGCTCGCTTATTCCGGATTACTCTAACAATTTGGAGAATTCAAAAACGCATTTTAGTACAGGGTCGTGGGGTAAGATTCCATTTATTCCATTCAAAAATAACGACTTAGAAATATCAGACATATTTATGTATAAAACATTGATTGATGCGTATAACAGGCGATTATCTGATTTATCCAATACTTTTAAAGATTCAAACGAATTAACGTATGTATTGAAGAACTACGATGACCAAGAGTTACCAGAATTTAAACGGTTACTACGTTATTACGGTGCGATAAAAGTATCAGATAACGGGGGTGTCGACACAATACAGGTAGAAGTACCAGTTGAAAACAGTAAGAAGTATTTAGATGAGTTATATCAAAAAATAATGTTGTTTGGTCAAGCGGTTGACTTTAGTTCTGATAAATTCGGTTCTGCTCCAAGTGGGGTTGCGTTAGAGTTTTTATATACTAACTTAAACTTGAAAGCGGATAAGTTAGCGCGTAAAGCTAAAGTTGCTATACAGGAGTTACTTTGGTTTGTGTTTGAGCACTTCGACATCAAAGGAGAACATAATGATGTCGATATTAGTTTCAACTACAACAAAGTAGCGAACACAGAATTACAAGTACAAACAGCTCAGCAATCTATGGGAATTGTAAGCCATGAAACTGTATTGGAAAATCACCCGTTTGTCGAAGATTTACAAGCAGAACTCGAACGAATAGAGCAAGAACAAATGGAGTACAACAAGCAACTGCCTAATTTAGATGACGGAGGTGCTGACGGTGCCCAACAACAAGAAAGATCTAACAATAAAGAATCAGAATGATATTGATGAGTATATCGACAGTCTAATCTCTAAAGCTGAGAAGCCTATAGAACAACTATTTGCTAATCGACTTAAAGAGATAAAACAAATCATCGCAGATATGTTTGAGAAGTATCAAAGTGATGATGTGTATGTTACATGGACTAAATTTAATAAATATAACAGGCTCAATAAGGAGTTAACTCGTATAGGTACTATGCTGACTGATGATTACAGGCAAATAGCTAAGATGATTCAGAAGTCGCAGGAAGATGCTTATATAGAAAAGTTCCTTATGAGCCTTTATTTATATGAGACGGTGAGTCAAACATCTATGCAGTTTGATGTTCCGAGTAAAGAGGTAATCAAATCAGCTATTGAACAACCTATTGAGTTCATTCGTTTAATGCCAACACTACAAAAACATCGTGATGAAGTATTGAAAAAGATACGTATGCACATTACACAAGGTATTATGAGTGGAGAGGGTTACTCTAAGATAGCTAAAGCAATACGTGATGATGTCGGCATGTCTAAAGCTCAATCATTGCGTGTGGCTCGTACAGAAGCAGGCAGAGCAATGTCACAAGCTGGACTTGATAGCGCAATGGTTGCTAAAGATAACGGTTTGAAGATGAAGAAACGTTGGCATGCTACTAAAGATACACGAACACGTGATACTCATCGTCATTTAGATGGGGAATCAGTGGAAATAGATCAGAATTTTAAATCAAGTGGGTGTGTTGGGCAGGCGCCCAAGCTATTTATTGGTGTAAACAGTGCGAAAGAGAATATTAATTGTCGTTGCAAATTACTTTATTATATTGATGAAAATGAATTGCCAACTGTAATGAGAGCACGTAAAGACGATGGTAAAAATGAAGTTATCCCATTCATGACTTATCGTGAGTGGGAGAAATATAAGCGAAAAGGTGGTAATTGATATGGATTTTAAAATAAAAGTAAATGTTGATACTGGCGAAGCTATAGAAAAGTTAGAACGCATTAAATCCTTGTACGAAGAGATAATAGAGTTACAAAACGAAAAAGTTGTTGTAAACGTAACAGTTAAAAATGAAGCTGATTTAGATATGGTTAAAACATCTATTAGCGAAGAAAATGCTAAAAATAATGATTTCACACTTTTTTAGTTGTCTCTTTGCTACTCGACCTTAGCATGTCGTTAAACTGCTTCTTTTTATACCAAAATTCTTCGTGGCGTTGCACGTAAAACTCGTAAAAAGGAGTAGTTTAAATGGATTTATACACATTGTTAGGACAATTTAAAGACGGAGAAATCGACAAGCAGAAGGTAATTGATGCGATTGACGAATCAAAATCGGGAATGGTACCACGTTCGAGACTGAACGACAAGAATACCGAAATTGAAGAGTTGAAAGAAGAGATTTCTAAACGTGATGAACAAATTGTCAAATTGCAAGACTCTGTTAAAGATGATAGCGAGATTCAAAAAGAACTCGAAGAATTAAAGAATCAAAATTCAGAGTTGGAGACAAAGTATAAAGAAACACAACTTAATAACGCAGTTAAGTTAGCGGTTGCTAAAGAAGCAAATGACGCTAACGACATTCTAGCATTCATCAATAAAGATGAACTGGAATTAGTAGACGACGGCACTGTAAAAGGTTTAGACAAAGCGATTGAAACGCTTAAAGAGTCTAAACCTTATTTATTTGCGTCGTCTAAGCCTGTAGGTAAAACACCACAAGGCGGAGGTAATCCGGACTCAAGTGTAACGAAAGAAAAGTTTGACAACATGAGTGTCGCTGAACGTAACGAATTGTATTTGAACGATCGTGAGACATTCGAAAAACTAGTTAATCAAAATTAAACAAAGAAAGAGGTATAAACATGCCACAAGGAGTTACTAAAACAAGTAATCAAATCATTCCAGAAGTACTAGCGCCTATGATGCAAGCGCAACTCGAAAAGAAATTGCGTTTCGCTTCATTTGCAGAAGTAGATAGCACATTACAAGGACAACCGGGAGACACTTTGACATTCCCAGCATTCGTTTATAGCGGAGATGCACAAGTAGTTGCAGAGGGCGAAAAAATCCCTACTGACATCTTAGAAACTAAAAAACGTGAGGCTAAAATCCGTAAAATTGCTAAAGGTACATCTATCACAGATGAGGCTTTATTAAGTGGTTACGGAGACCCTCAAGGCGAACAAGTACGTCAACACGGTTTAGCACATGCTAACAAAGTTGACAATGACGTATTAGAGGCTTTAATGGGAGCTAAACTTACTGTTAATGCGGACATCACTAAGTTAAACGGCTTACAATCAGCAATCGACAAATTTAACGATGAAGACTTAGAACCAATGGTTTTATTTGTTAATCCACTTGATGCTGGTAAGTTACGCGGAGATGCATCAACTAACTTTACACGTGCAACCGAATTAGGCGATGACATCATCGTTAAAGGTGCGTTTGGCGAAGCTCTAGGTGCTATCATTGTACGTACTAATAAGTTAGAAGCTGGCACAGCTATTTTAGCTAAAAAAGGTGCAGTTAAATTAATCTTGAAACGTGATTTCTTCTTAGAAGTAGCGCGTGACGCATCAACAAAAACAACTGCATTATACAGTGATAAGCACTATGTAGCATATTTATATGATGAATCTAAAGCAGTGAAAATCACTAAAGGTTCTGGAAGCTTAGAAATGTAATAGGAGGTAGTGACGTATGTATAAAGTAATCGAACGTTTTGAAGATGCACAAGACAATGGACATGAATATCAAGTGGGAGACATTTACCCACGTGATGGGTTAGAAGTATCAGAAGAACGGTTCACTGAATTATCTACAACAAACAACCGCCGTAACTTAATCGCTATCAAACTTGTTGAAGACGATACAACAGAACAGTCTGAGGCGAGCGCTGACGAGCAAAAAAGTTTATCTGATATGAGAAAGTAGCAGAATTAAAAGAACTTGCTAAAAAGCGTGAAATTAAAGGCTATAGCGATATGAAAAAAGATGAGCTTATCAAAGCTTTAGAGGGTGTTAAGTAATGGACGCAAAAGACGTCAAAATGATTAATGGACTTTCACTCAATGATTCGTCTAACGATGAGCAGATCGAATATCTTATTGAAGAATATAAAGGTGTTGCAGAAGATTATTGTAATCAGAAGTTTGATGACAAAGAAGTGCCGTCGGGTGTTAAGAAGTTTATTGCTGAATGTATCAAGTTTGGTACAACTGGCAATATCTCAGCGCGCACGATGGGCAACGTGAGTTATACCTATGTAACTGACATACCTAGTAGTGCTTATGCTTATCTAATGCCTTATCGTAAGTTAAGTTGGGGTAAGCGATATGTTTAATCCGTTTGATGAGTTTCCGCACACAATTGAAATTGGAGAGGTTGAAGTTGCAGGAACATTTCCTAAAGAATACGAGCGTTTTAAAAGTAACGAAACAATTAAAGGATTTATGGATACGCCTACATCAAGCGAGACACTCAAATTTCATCAAATGAGCAAAGACTTCGACCGTAACCTATATACGCCGTATCACATACCAATAACAAACAAAACTTTATTTAATTACGAGGGTAAAACGTACGAAGTTGTAGGCGAACCGGTCGACCAAGGCGGACAACATGAAATCAATTTAACTAGATTGAGGGTGCGATCTATTGGCAAAGGTTAAGTATGGTAATTGGGACTTAGTAAAAGAGTTGGAAAATTACGAGCGAGACATGGAGCGATGGGTCAAACGAGGTATAGCAAAGACTACTGCTAAGATTCACAATACAATCATTTCATTAATGCCAGTTGATACCGGATATCTTAGAGAAAGTGTAACGATGGACTTTAAAGACGGC